TAATTCTTGAGGAATCTCATGTCAGAAGAAACAGTAGTAAGAACAGCAGACAATGTAGTAACGTCAGATAATTTAGCGGAATGGACTGCTAATAAACTTGGTTTAGCTAGCGAAGAAGCTCCTTCTGAGGCTGTAGTTGAAACACTCGAAAGAGAAGTTTCCACAGAGCCAGAAGTTGAAGCTCAAGCTGAGAGTGAATCAGAGGCAGAACAAGAAGCGGAAGTAACAGACAAGCCTAAACAAAATCCCAAACTTGAAAAGCGTTTTTCAGAGCTTACTAAACGTGCTAAACAAGCTGAAGCCGAAAAGCAAGCCCTAGAAGCCCGTTTACAAGAACTTGAAAGACAGCAACAGCCTGCGCCTATTCAAGCTGATCCCGTTAGCGAAAAACCACAAGCATCGCAGTTTAATGATGCTTTTGAATACGCTGAAGCATTAGCAGAGTGGAGTGCAGAAAAAGCCTTAGAACAGCGTGATATACAAGAACAGCAACGCAAAATTCAAGAAGAAAGAAATCAAGTAATACAGTCTTGGACTCAGAAACTTGAAAAAGCAAAAGCTGAACTTCCTGACTTTGATGATATGGTTAGTTCTAGTAATGTAGTCGTACGAGATGAAGTACGAGATGCAATCCTAGAATCCGATGTAGGCCCACAAATCCTATATCACTTAGCATCAGATACGGATTACGCTCAAAAAGTAGCTTCTATGCCTGTAGCTAAAGCTCTTAAAGAATTAGGGAAATTGGAAAGTCAATATGAGCGTAAAGAAGCTCCTGTTGAGAAAAGCGAACCTGTTGCTCGTACTAAAGCACCAGCACCGATTAAGCCTCTCACCGCTGGCAAAGGTACAGGAGATGTTCTCATCGATGGAGATGGAGCATTTCATGGAACTTACGCCCAATGGAAAGCAGCACGACAGGCTAAACGGATTCGCTGATACCCATTTAAATATATATAAAGGAAATAATCATGGCAAATAATTTGCTAACTATTTCTAAGATCACCAACGAAGCGTTGATGGTCTTGGAAAACGAATTAACATTTACAAGCGAAGTCGATAGAAATTATGACGACCAATTTGCAATCGTGGGTGGCAAGATCGGTAACACAGTTAACGTTCGTAAACCAGGTCGTTTCATTGGTACAACTGGCCCAGCCCTAAACGTAGAAGACTTCAATGAAACTTCTGTGCCTGTGACTTTGTCAACTCAGTTTCACGTTGACACACAGTTCACAACCCAAGACTTAGCTTTGTCTTTGGATATGTTCTCTGATCGTGTATTGAAGCCTGCTGTAGCTGCTATCGCTAACAAGATTGACCGTGATGGTACTTTGCAAGCTGCTAACAACACAGCGAACATCGTTGGTGTTGCTGGTACGCCTCCAACTGGTTTGATCACTTACTTGACCGCTGCTGCTTACCTTGATGCTGAAGGCGCACCACGTGATGGTCGTCGTTCATGCACAGTTGAGCCATTTACCTCAGCTACTATCGTTGACAGCTTGAAAGGCCTCTTTGTGCCACAGGAAGCTATTGGCGAGCAGTATCGCAAAGGTTTGATGGGTCGTGACTCTGCTGGTATGAACTGGAAGATGGATCAAAACATCGTATCCCATACTTTCGGTAACTTCTCAGGTTCTGCTACTGTTAACACTTCTACCGCTACTGGTTTCTTGACATCTGGTTGGGCTTCTTCAAGCACCATCACTTTGTCTTTGACCAATGGCGTTAGCTTGAACCAAGGCGATACATTCACTATCGCTGGCGTTTATGCAGTTAACCCACAGAATCGTCAAGCTTATGGTTCAAACAAGTTGCGTAACTTTGTAGTTAATACTGCTGTTTCTGGCTCAGGTGGTACTATTTCTGTAAACGTTTCCCCAGCAATCATCACCGCTGGTCAGTTCCAGAACGTATCTATTCCTTCTCCAGCAAGCGGACAAGCTGTTACCTTCTTTAACCAGTCTGGTACTGTTTCCCCACAAAACATCATCATGCACCGCAATGCGTTTACTCTTGCAGTAGCCGACCTTGAGTTGCCAGAGGGTGTTCACTTTGCAGGTCGTGCAAGCGATAAGGAAATCGGTCTGTCAATGCGTGTAGTTCGTCAATACACCATTAACAACGATTCTATTCCTACTCGTTTAGACGTTCTGTATGGTTGGGCTAACTTGTATCCTGAACTCGCTTGCCGTGTTGCAGCTTAATTTAACGGATAACGAAAGGAAACTATATGTCTAATCCAGGACCAGCAGTAACTAACTCGATTCATCCACAGAATCTAGGTACAAACCAAGCTCTGCGCCTTTTGGCAGTAAGCAAGGGTGTAAGCCTAGCATCTGATACTGATACCGCAGTTAACGTAATTAACACTTCTAGCTATGTTCCAGCAACTGTTTTGATTGCTAACGCAAACAACGCAGGTTCTGCAATCTCTAGCCCAGCAAGCGTTTATTTTGGTATTTACAATGCTCCATCACAGGGCAACACAACCGCTGCAATTCTCACAACCGCTACTTTGCCTGCTAGCTTTACCAGCACAACGTATGTTGATGTAGTTGCTGCAAGTTACCCTGCTTTGGCGCAAACAGCACAAACTTTGTATGTAAACGTAGCTACTGCTACTGTTTCAGGCACAGTTGACGTGTATGTTTACGGCTACGATTTATCAGGCCCACAGCAGTAATTTTGTAGTAAAGTAGAAGCCCACCCCCTAAAAAGGGTGGGTTTTTCACATTTAAGGGGAATTAATGAAAACAATTATGATCGGGCTTCCTTGCTATTCAGGCAAAGTCCATGTCCAAACGATGCGAGCTTTAATGGGCGATGTCATTTTATTGCTCTCAAAAGGCTATAAATTTATGATTGCCGAAGATGTTGGAAATAGCGATATTGCAGCGTGTCGAGCAGCAATCGTAGCCACTTTTTATCGTTCTATAGCTGATGAACTCATTTTTATTGATGATGATGTCTTTTGGACACAAGGCGATATGGTCAAATTAGTAGAATATCCAGTAGATGTTGTAGGTGGTGTTTACCCTAAAAAGACAGAAGAAGTAGCTTTTCCTGTTCGCATGGACTTAAAAGAAGAATATAGAACAGATTCAGAAACAGGATTGATGGAAGTGGCTGGACTTCCTGGCGGTTTTATGAAAATTACCCGTAATTGCGTAGAACAGATGATTAAAGCCTATCCCAAAACCACCCAAAGAAGCACTAATGAAAGCTCAGAGTTTTGGCCATTCTTTGATCCATTGGATATACCTGGTGATCGTTTAAGTGAGGATTTCAGCTTTTGCGAAAGATTCCGTCAAATTGGTGGAAAAGTCTGGGCTGACTTTGAAATGGAGATGGGTCACATAGGTTACAAATCTTACAAAGGAAGCATGGGAAATTACTTGAGAAGTCTAGAAAACAATGTAAAATAGTTGTAGATTCACAACACACCCCCTTTGCAAAGGAAAAACTATGTCATTTCAAACAACTCCAGCACGTGGAAATATTCTTTATAACTTCCTCGTTTATCCATCCTTAACCCCAACTTCAGTATCAGCTTCTTCTACTGCCGTTCAGACCTTTACTATTCCTGGTCTAGCTGTAAATGATGCAATTAGCGCAACTTCTGCAGGCGCACAAACTACTGGCATTACAGTAGCTAATACTTGGGTTTCTGCTGCTAACGTATTGTCTATCCAATTTGTTAACGCAAGCACTTCTGCTTTGACCCCTTTTGTTGGCACATACATCCTTGCTTGTGATCGTTTAGAAGGCACAATCCTCCCAACTAACGCAGCTTAAGGATTAAACATGGCTAACGTATCAGCATATCGTTTTGTAGGCCCTACAACGGCTATTAGCGTTAGTGGCACTTCTTCTACTTCTGTAACGATTACCCCTAACGGGAACGATCAAGCGAACTTTTGTGGCTTTTTGAATACTGGCTCTAGCCCTGTTGCTATTACGATTGCTCCTGCTATTGCAGGCACAACAACAACAGCCCCAGCAGCCGTATTGCCATCAGGTGGAAACACTAGCCAGAGCTTTGTGTTGGGCGTAGCAATGTCCCAGCCTACAGTTTTGGCAGTACCCCCAAGTTTTGCAATTACAGCGATTGGAACAAGTGGCACACTATATGTGTTGCCAATGGTAGATCAGAACTAAGGAAAAATTATGGCAAACCCAGGCGTTGCAAGCAGTTCAGTTATCAATTTATTACCAGTTCAAGCTGAATATGATGCCAATGGCAACTGCTTGGGTCTGTATGGTCAAGGTGGCAATTCGTTACAAACACCAATAAATGCTACTAATTTAAGCGTTGAAGGCAATTTAGTAATTTCAGGAACTAATCCTACTTTGGGTTCTGGATGGGGAACTAACCCCACTATTCTTGCTAATAACAGTTTTTGTTTCAAAGTAACAGTTGGCACAGGTGGCGCAGCTAATGGAACGATCAATCTTCCTACAGCCCCTAATGGTTGGTTAGGTTTTGCTGCTGATGTAACTAGTGGTAATGCAGTATTTTTGCAATTAACAGGAAGCACAACCACTTCAGTCACATTTACTAGCTATTCTGTTACAACAGGTGCTGCTGCTAATATGTCTGCTGGAGATGTAGTTTTAGTTAACTGTATCGCCTACTAAAGGTAGATTATGGCTGGAATTAATGATTCTGTAACGCAGAATCTCCTGCCTGTTCAGGCGTATTTTAATCTTGATGGCACGTTTAATACGTTCATAGGTCAAGGTCAGCCCTTTTACGCCACATTTAACCCTGTTCAATCAGGGTTAACCATTACTAATAGCACGATTGACAGCACTACAATCGGTGCTATAAGCCCTTCTACAGGCGTTTTTACCAATATTACGACCACTACAGGGCAAATTAGCACCACGCCCTCAGGCTCTACTGATATTGCTAATAAATACTATGTCGATACAGTTGCACAAGGTCTTGGCCCTAAAGCTGCTTGCCAAGTCGCAACAACAGCCAATATAACGCTCTCAGGGCTACAAACGATTGATGGGTACACTACCCTAGCTGGTGATCGTGTTCTCGTCAAAAACCAGTCTTTGAGCCAATATAACGGCATTTATATCGCATCTGCATCTGCATGGACTCGTTCTACAGATATGGATGTATGGTCAGAAGTGCCAGGTGCTTATACAGTCATATTAAATGGCGGTCAATCTGACACAGGTTGGGTTTGCACAGCAACACAGACGGGAACAATCAACGTCACAGCGATGCCGTGGGTTCAATTCTCAGGTAGTGCTGTTTACACCGCAGGCACAGGTTTAACGCTTTCTTCAAACCAATTTAGCATTACCAATACAGGCGTTACCAGCGGTTCTTATGGTTCGTCTAGTAACACATTATTAGCAACAGTCAATGCTCAAGGTCAGTTAACGTCTTTATCTGCTACTGCTATTGCAATATCAAATAGCCAAGTTAGCGGTCTTGGCACAATGTCAACCCAAAATGCAAATAGCGTAGCAATTACAGGAGGATCAATCAATGGCACTACTATTGGCGGTTCTACTGCTTCCGCAATTACTGGTACTACTATTACTGCTACTTCTTCTTTTAGTGGATCAGGTAGCGGGCTTACAGGAACAGCATCAGGATTAAGTATTGGCGGAAATGCTGCGACTGCAACATCTGCTACAAGTGCAGGAAGTGTAACGAATAGCATTACATTTAATAATAGCGGGTCAGGAAGCGCATCTGGGTCAACCTTTAATGGTGCTTCTGCGTTAACTGTTTCATACAATACTGTGGGCGCACCTTCTACCACAGGCACAAACGCTAGTGGTAATTGGGGAATCAGTATTACAGGTAATGCTGGAACAGTTACTAATGGCGTATATACAACAGGTAGCTACTCAAATCCTAGCTGGATTACCTCAATTTTAGGTTCTATCGTAAGTGGCGCAGTCGCTAGTGCAACTACGGCAACTAACGTAGCTGGTGGGGCAACAGGCTCATTATTGTATCAATCGGCTTCTAGCACAACTACTAGCCTTGCTTTAGGCACTACAAACTATGTATTGACTGCTGGTGCATCTGCTCCACAATATGTAGCTCAAAGCACCCTTTCCGTAGGATCAGCCTCAACAGCAACAACATCGACTAATTTGGCTGGCGGAGTAGCGGGTGCAATTCCGTGGCAATCTTCAGCAAATACAACAGGATTTACTGCTGCTGGCACTTCAGGTCAAGTTTTGACATCCGCAGGAACAGGAACGCCAACTTGGACAACCCCAACTGCTTATGCGACTGTAACCGATGACACCACTACAAATAGCACTCGTTATCCTTTGTTTGCTAACCAAACAAGCGGAAACTTATCAACAGAATATACAAGCTCTACTAAACTGCAATACAACCCTTCTACTGGCGTATTTACATCTACTAGCTTTAGTGGCGCAGGAACAGGTTTAACAGGTACAGCTTCTAGTCTTTCGATTGGCGGGAACGCTGCCACAGCAACCAGCGCAACATCAGCAACAACCGCCACAAATTTAGCTGGCGGTGCAACAGGTTCATTGCCCTATCAATCCTCGGCAAATACAACGACTTTCTTAGCTGCTGGAACAAACGGATACGTTTTAACATTGGCGGGCGGTGTACCGACTTGGGCTGCTGCTTCTTCTTCTGGAATCACAATTACAGACGATACAAGCTCTGCAAGTGCTTATTATCCATTATTTGCTCGTGTTACATCTGGTTCTATTACTAATGAATATACTAGCTCCACTAAACTTAATTACACACCTAGCACAGGTCTTTTGGCTGCAACCTCTTTTAGTGGTTCAGGTGCAAATTTAACCAGTCTTAATGCAAGCAATATTTCTAGCGGTACTTTAGCAATTGCTTATGGTGGCACAAATTCATCCGCTACCCCTACTGCTGGTGCAGTGGCATACGGAACTGGAACTGCTTACGGATTTACAGCAGCAGGAACATCAGGCCAAGTATTAGTTTCACAAGGATCATCTACCCCAACATGGAAATCTCTTAGCTATTCTGCTTCTTACTTAATTGTTGCTGGCGGTGGTGGAGGTGGTTCTGCTTCAGGTGGCGGTGGCGGTGCTGGTGGATTGCTAAGCGGTACAACAACTTTATCTTCTGGAACAACTTATTCTTTTGTTGTAGGAAGCGGTGGAAATGGTGGTGCGTCTGGCGGTTTAAATACTGGTTCAAGTGGAACAAATAGCACAGGTTTTGGTCTATCTGCAATAGCTGGTGGTGGAGGCGGTGGATTTGCAGCAAATGGATTATCAGGTGGGTCAGGTGGTGGTGGTGGATACGCTTCTGGAACTGCTGGCTCTGGCACATCAGGACAAGGCTATGCTGGTGCTAATGGAATAACTCAAAATCCTGGTGGTGGCGGTGGTTCTAGTGCTATTGGTGGTACACCTTCTTCAACTGTGCCTGGTAATGGTGGTAATGGAACTTCTAGCTCAATTACTGGTTCAGCCGTAACATATGCTGGCGGTGGGGGCGGTGGCGGTAATAATACTTATGACGGATTAACTTACGGCACAGGCGGTACAGGTGGCGGTGGAAATGGTGGTACTTATTCTTCCACTGGTACTGCTGGAGCGGCTAATACTGGCGGTGGTGGTGGAGGCGGTGGATTTATTAATTCAACATACTATGCTGGTGGAAATGGTGGTTCAGGAGTGGTAATTATTTCTGTAGCAACCGCAAATTACACAGGCACAACCACAGGAAGCCCAACTGTTACAACATCAGGAAGCAATACAATATTAACATTTACATCTAGCGGTTCATATACAGCATAAAAGGAAAATCATGTCACATTACGCAAAAGTAGTAGACGGCAAAGTAACACAAGTAATTGTGGCTGAAGCCGACTTTTTTAATCATTTTGTAGATACAAGCCCTGGTTCTTGGATTCAGACTTCTTACAATACCCGTGGTGGAAAACATTATGGTGCAGATGGTCAGCAAGATAATGGAACGGCTTTGCGTGGAAACTACGCAGGAATTGGTTATTCATACGATCACACTAATGATGTATTTTATGCGCCCCAACCTTACCCATCTTGGACTCTAAATCAGACAACTTGGTTATGGGAAGCCCCAACCCCTATGCCTACAGATGGTAAACCTTATAAATGGGATGAAACAACTAAATCTTGGGTGGCAGCATGAGCGAATTAATCTTTTTAGCTAATTCTGGTGGCACAGTAACTCTTACTAATGCCGATACTGCAAGCGCAATTAATGTAACCCTTCCTGCTACTAACGGAACGCTTTTACTTGCCGATAGCACCAACAACTTAACTGTTAATAACTTAACTGTTACTGGCACTCCTAGCTTTACAGGAACAGGGCAATTACAGCTTCCTAAAGGCA